CCCAGCAGTAAAAGAACTATTTATTCTACTTGTAGAGTCTGTAACTTCTACTGTCCAATCATCTGAGCCAAGTGGAAATCCATGTGGTGCTTTCATAGGAGAATAATGTGGATTTGTAATGGTTGCATTTGCCAAATCATAGTCTGTACCACCATAGACTGTTACTGTTGTATTAGGAGAACCATACGCAACCTTTGTAATTATGAAATACTTAACAGTCGTCTGAGTAAGCTTTATTTTCATACCTGCTGATAAAATACCTGTATAATCCCCTGATATTGTAAAAGTGTAAGTTGGGTCGTCTGCACTAGCGTATGTCCAAGTAGTCCTTGCTGAGACCCACCCATTACCCATTGTTTCCAACATTATCATTATGTTACCTCCTCAGAAGTTAAATCTACTGGTCTGTCTCCATACACTGTTGTGTCTAATTGTCTCCTTAAATTCGTAAGACTTCTACCAGTTATTTCTCTTAAATCACTTACATATATTATAGCCTTTTCTGGAGTATAATTCACAGAAGTTATTAACATATTATCTCCCACCACACTGCTATCATCTAAATTGAGTATCTTACAAGTGTCTCCAGGCTCTATATCCTCTATGTCGTAGCCTTCCCCTAAATTGTTGTCTTTTACCTCAAACTTCATAGAAACATTTGGATCTTTGTATGCATTAATAAAAGCGTCAGCAAATTCATCAGCAGTAGCGTCATCAGTAATCCTCCCATCTGTTAAGTTTTCAAACCTATTCCAGTATGCAGTTATAGAAGCTGTGTTGTAATATCTAGTGCTTAGGAAGTTATCATCATCAGCCATAAGTCCGTTCCAGAATATAAACTCATTTTTAAGAGAGTCTACATTTCTGTTAATCTCTACACTACTAACATCTTTACCAAACACAAACAAGTGCGTCGGTGTAGTAGGGTATTCGTCAAAGTAAAACACATTCTCAGCGTCTACATACCAATACCATGTAGCACCAGCCATTTGTCTAGCTCTTTCAACAGTCTCTAAACAACTCTTAGCATTACTTGTATAGGAAATATCTGTACCAGCAACATCAACAGTCGCACTTCCATAGTTAATTCTCTCTTCACTTACTCTTCCTCTGTAATTGTCTATAACATCCTTAGCAATTTCTCCTGGTGTCTTTGAGTTTCTTACTGTGCTTATATTAGTACCATCCCAGTCTAGTGTCATACCAAGCCTTGATACATACCCCAACACATCCAGTTGTATTCCCTGATTGTCTCCGTCTATGAAACTTGTTATTCCTGATACATACCCTGAGTATATCTTTCTACCTGAAGTGTCTCTATCTTGTACCCATATCTGTATTTCGTCTAGCAAATTAACATCATCACCAAGTCCATAATCATCAAACTTTCTTGGTAGTGTTACCGATAGCTCTCCTACTCCAGCGTTAATGTTTTTAGTAAATGAGTACCCTCCTATTGGGTCGTAATTTCCCTTAAAAGTAGTACCAGCTCTATCGTATATCTTAACTGAGTATTTCTTTTCTGTTTCATAGAATGGTATTCCTACTGGCTGAGCTTTGGATTCCGTATAAATACCTCTTTCACTTTCTCCTGTTTGAGACTTCGTGTAAATACCCCTTTCTGAATTCTCCTTTCCTAAAATTGCACTGGTATATACATCCCTCTCTGAATTGGTGGTAAGAGAACCTATTGTATATAAATTCTTTTTAACAGCTCCCTTAGTAGAGTAAACATAAAAGATGGTTTCTAGGATATTAGTGCCTTCCCAAGTAGAACCTGTTAAACGACAGGCGTTCCCACTATGTGCTAAATACCCAAACATAGAATCACCACCAACAAGCACCAAATTATCACTATCACCACCTGAATACTCAATAACAATGCAATATTTAGTACCAGCAGTTGTTAAGTATGGGGTAGAGAAGGTAAACTCTTTTAGTGCAGAAGATGTCCCCAAAGTAGAAACATCCACATTATCCGAAGTAGATAGTGCATTGCCTGTTGGCTTTCCATCAACTCCATAAGTTCCCGTATGTGCATAAAGTTTAGCAACGGCGTTTCCTGTCGGACTTCCCTCTTTTTTAAGATAAAACTTACAAGAGGTTATCTCAGAATCTATTGCTTCAAAGTCCTGACCAACACCAATAAAATCTCCACTATACATAGACGAATCTCCTGTGTAGTAACTCTCTGGATATGAGTCAACTATGTTTGCTATAGACATAATTCTTTTAGTTTATAAATATCTTTTCTTATACTCTCCTTCAATATTATATGCTACTGTTAGACTTGGCTGAACGTCTAAGTCAAAAGCAGCACAACCCGTACCAGCACTCCAGCTAGAACCATCATCAGTAGTATATTTCAAGTCTCCATAACTACCCCCTGAATTAGCCCCCCAATATTGGTGTCTTGTCCCTACTATGTATGGGTCATCTAAGACTATCCAATAGGTAGTTGTTGCTGTAACTGCATAATTAAAAGTGAAATCATACCAAACATAGGAAGAGCCTGTAACTGTCTTTGTTGCTGTAGCTAGTAGTGTGTCTGGTGCTGTAGAAACATCTGAGTATAGTTTAACTGTGGCTGTGCTAGAAGGTGCTAATACCTCTTTTAGGTCTAGGCTTATCTTTGTTAGAGTCCCAGCACTTACTGTAGTAAAGCTCTGTCCCCATTGATTTATTATATCTTTAGTAGTAAATGAGTAGACAGCACCATAGGAAGTCCCCTCTGCGTTAGTAGCATAAGCCCTCCAATAGTAAAGTGTATCGGCTGTCAATCCTGTTATATTTCCACTAAACGAACCTGTACCACTACCACTAACAACCGTATCATCAGCTGTTGTAGGAGAACCTGAATCATTGTAACAAATACCTCTTGCTGTTACTGTAGAACCACCGTCACTTGTTACATTACCACTGGCTGTTGCTGTAGTAGCAGATATTGCACTTGAGCTACCAGAGGTTACTGTTGGCGTTGTTGCTAGTGTTTCAAAGCTATCTACTGAGCCATAGCTCGTACCTGCCTGATTAGTAGCATACGTTCTGTAGTAATACAGTGTACTAGGACTAAGACCTGAGATAGCTTCACTAAACGCCCCTGTACCAGAGCCATCTGCAATAGTCCTCTCTTGATTCTTATCAGGTGTTGTATCTGAATCAGATATTACATAACCTCTTGAGCTAACTGTACCACCACCAGCTGAAGTTACATTACCTGCTAGAGTAGCACCTGTTGCTGTTATAGAAGCTGCTGCTGTCGTAGTTACTGTTGGTGCTGTTACCGATACCGAACCATAAGCATAGAAAGCAAAATCTTTATCCCAGTCTACCCAAGAACCACCAGAGTATTTATAGAACCCTGCACCACCACTATACGTAGCTGATGCTCCCCTTTTCCACCCTACATAATTACTAGAGTTTGTTCCTGCTCCATTAAATACAATCGCATATCTTGCTCCTGGTGTAACTGCTATATCAGTCCAGTTGAAGGTGTAATAAGTAGTCCCTGATGTTGTAATAGAGCTTGCTGCTAGAGTAGTAGAGCCGAGACTAGAGCCAGTAGGGTAACCACCAGAGGTTGCGTATAAATAAGCAGTAACATTACCTGCTACTGTTCCTACTCTAATTAAAGGAAGTGTTACATAGTCTACTCTATCATACCCAGAAGGTACTACAAAAGTCTGTGCTAGTAGTGTCCCTGAAATACCATAACTCCAAGTGTCTGTTGATGTATACGAGGCTAATAGTGTACTCATTATGCTTCTCCTGTCAAATTAGAATCTTGTGTCAATTCATCAATAGTTTCCAACCCAGTAGTGGATATTGACACCTGTAAATCATTTTCTCCCAGAATAAATCTTGGTAAAACATCGTCATAGTCTACTGCTGCTCCGTTTACTAGAACCTCTCTGTTGTCTGTATCAATCACGAGCTTATCCCCTGCACTGTATGTTCTAGTTATATCTACACTGTCTCCTGTTGTTATATTGGCTAGAGCTATTGCAGAAACATTAGTGGCTGCTGTAACCTCAATAGTAAACTTTGGTAGTGGATCATAAGTACCTTCAAACTCTGCTTCGTCTACATAAGTAGCTGTTGATTCTCCTGCACTACCTATCACATTGTAGCTTCCTGTAGACTCAGCTATTCCTTCATAAGCAAACACATACAACTGAAAACCTGCTCTTGTTATATCATAGTGTCTTGAGTGTACATTGAAATCTTCTACATAAGCTCTGAAGTTTCTAGTTCTTTCTTCTTCCTGCCAAAGGATACCACCAACTCTAAAACCCTCTCTATCTTCCATTAGATTGCTATAATTTACTTTCACACTAAGATACTCCCCTATACCATAAACATCTACCGTTCCTGTTATGTCCATATCTCTTACTAGAATACTTATATAGTTCCAACCCAACTCAAATGCAGTTCCATCGTGTTGCTCGGAAGCTGTTGAAGAGTAGTAATTAGAAGTGTCATTTCCTATTGCTAACTCAATGCTTGTTACTCCTGTTGTCTGTGGTAAATACACCCAAGCCTCAAAAGCACCTTCGTTTCCATAAGTAGACAAATCCGTTTCAGTACCAACCAAGCTATAAATCCCACTATACTCAGCTGCTACACTAACATCACTGTCAAATAAAACTGAGCCTGAGCCATATTGAAACACCTCACTGTCAAAGCTGGTCTGAGTGCTATCCCCCTGTACCTGCCAGCCTGTACCATCATCTAAATCAGTAAACACGTGGTAATTAGTAAGTATCCTAAAGTATCTGTCCTGCTTGTCAAAAGCCTTAGAATATTCGTTAATCACTTCTTGTAAATTGACATCTGTAGTAGCTCTTATTACCCCATTAAGAGTCATACTCCTCTCTTCTACTTTCTTATCAACAACCGTACTACCAGCAAATCTAGCATTTCGTATTTTCTGAATAGCAGTATAGCTTCCTCTGAAATTGCTTATCTCTTCCACATTGCATTTTTCATTACTTAGATTTTGAGATCCATACTGTATTATATTCTTCATAGTAAATTGTAATTAGCTAATCTATTCTGTCTTGCAGTCGCTTCATTGACTGCTTCCAATATTGTTGCTTTTAAGTTATCCACACCCGTTACTGGAGCGTTCACATTGATAGTAATACCACCACCACCTACCATTTCCTTACTATCTTCTGAGTTATACACATGGCTTCCACGAGGGAGTGAAACTAACTCAGCACCCCTTTCACCTACCATAGTCCACCCACCAGAAGTAACACCACCAGTTGCCCGTTTATCGCTTCCAAGGATGTTTACCCCCACTTTGCTAGGGATAGCCTTTATTTTGTCAATAACCTTCTGAACCCAATCGTGGACATCTCTAAACTTGTTAATCACCTTTGCAAGGCTATCAATCATTTTGTCCCAAGCCTCCGTAGATTTTTGTTTCATTAAAGATAATATCGCTATAATCCCTGTGATTGCCCTAAGCAAGGCTCCCACTATCACAATAGCCGCAGTAATAGCACCTACAAGCAACACCCCTAAAACCTGTACCAAAGCCTTTAATATCTCCTTAGTACGCTCCCCATCTCCTTTAAACTGATTAAAATACTCTTTAAATACTGCCCATAACTCTTTAAGTGCTGGGACAATCCAGTTTTTAATCATGTCCCACCAAAACATAAACATAGGCTTTAGAGTCTCTTCCCAAAAACCTTTTAGTTTTTCCCAAACCTCTAATATCTTTCCTTTTATTACATCCCAAACCTCAACTGCTGTATCTTTTAAGTTTATTAACCAATCCCTAACCTCCCTCACCTTAAACAATATGGTGTTCCATACCACCGTAGGATCTACGCCCTCCCCAAAAAGGATAGATACAACTTTTTCAAATTCTCCAAAATCTATACTTTCAAAATCTCCTCTAAACATTCTCCAAGCATCGGCTATAAGAACGACAGCCGATCTAGCCTGTAAAAGACCAGTAACAATCTTTCCATCTTCGGCAAATGGAAAGTCTGCTGTCATATCTCCTTCTTTCATTAACTTCCAAAGAGCCTTCAAGCCCTTTTCTGAAGTTAGCTGTTGAACCTTTTGTAAAAATGGAGCTAAGCCATCAAAAACCAAAGAGCTTAAAGCGGGAATAAAAGACTTCATAATATTATCTTTTATATTTGTAAGTGTTGATTTTAGTACAGCTAATTTTTCTGAAGATGTAAGCTCTATATTCTCTCCATACTCCTTTGCAATTTTTGACCCATCTTGAATAGTATAATTAAGAAGTGTTTGCATAGCCTCAGCCTCACCCATATCCTTCATCATTTCTTTTAGAGCATCTGGAATCTTAATACCTAGATTATCAAGAATCAAAGGAGACCCCCTTCCAATACCAGTTACAATATCATTAAAAGCCTGTGTCATACTCATACCCATTTCTCTACCTCTTAATCTCGCAGTAACCATAAGCCCCGACAGCTCTTCAACATTACTAGTAACCCCTAAAAGAGCAGCCCTGTTAGCAGTCTGCATCAAATCTAAATCACTAACCATCCCCGATGAAGCCTCTCTAAAGGATTTAAGAGAACTTTCCATATCCCCAAAGTTTCTAGCAAACCCTAGCGAGAGTCCTTCAAACTTTCCAACTCTTTCAGACATTTTTACAAACGCAAGAGTAGCAGCACCAGTAGCAGCAGTTACAGCAGCAACAGCAACTCCAATAGCCTTAAATGAACTGGTTGCTACTGAAGCAGCCTTTCCTGCCGAAGTCCCTATTTTTTTAAGCCCAGAGGACGCCTTATCATCCAGCAAAACTTCAATTATTGTTTTCTTTTTACTACTAGAACCTATCATTTATTTTCTCTTCTCAAGTTAGATCTTTTTTCTTCTAGGTCTTGTCTTTCTGCTTCAAACTTGTTTATATACAAGAGTAATTCTATCCACTCAACATCCTCTTCTAACACCTCGCTTGGTAACTTGTGATATATTTTACATATCCTTTCTACTAATAATTCAAATGGTACACTTGAACTGTCTCTTAGCAAGGCTTTCCTTATCTCTTCAATTTTAACTACGCTTTTTTTGCGTTAGCCACATCTGACATCTTATTTGTCAATATCTCTTGTATCTTTACATAATCTTCAACATCAAGATTGTCTAAATATTCAGTATTCGGCTGTAAGTGTTGCTCTCCCCTTACAATGTCTACACAAAAGATAGGAAACAAATCTGGAACCCCAGCTAGTAATCTCCCAGCATTAAATTCAACTTCCCCATTCATTCCTATCTTAGTATCCTCACCAAACTGAACCTCCATAATCTTACGATATTCTTTTCCCTTAAAAGAACTTAGTAGATATAAGGTATCATCCCCAATTTTAACTTCTTCACATTCTCTACCTTTAATTTCCATAATATCCCCTATTTAAAATTATAGTGTAGTTACAGTTGCCTGTACTAATCCGTTAGTTTCGTCATCATAGTTAGCAGTAAATCCAAATGTCTCTTCTACAATACCATCTAAATCTGTACTTCTATTCCAACCTTTAAATATAGCTGATGGTAACTTAATCTCCCAGCTATATACCCCGTTGTTCATGTCTATAATTACAGCCTTTGGAGTGTCTGCTAGTGCAAAGTCTCTGTAGGTTGTAGAATTATATTTAAGAGTTATATCCCCTGTTATACTCATTCTACCGTTTTCTATTTCGCTTGGCTCAGTGTCTCCCAGACTCCAATTAAGCACAACATTCTTCTCAACATTTAATTGGAAGTTTTTAACTGTCATTGTAGTTGGTGCTGCTAACCCTGCATAGTTAGTAGCATACCCGAAGGTTACATTGTCAGGTGTAAACAAGGTTGCACTTGTACTATAACTTGGTGTTAGAGTTGCTGCTGTTTCTTTTTCTGCTATAAACTCCATACTGAGATTTATGTAGTCATCAGTATTACATGTAATCGTACATGTATTCAACATTCCCTTTGCATAGGTATTATCTCCCTCTACTGGGTCTGCTGTTGCTATCGTAAATGAATTGTGGACATTTGAGTTTTCAACTGTGTAGGCTACTGGAGTACCACTACCAACTGCACCAAATATCATTCTATTTAGAGGTGTTAGAAAACTATCATACAGTCTCATTGAAACTGTACCTTGAGAATATTCCTTAGCAATATCCTCGGTTAGGACTCCCTCTATTCTACCCATACCAGAGTTGTCTGTAACAAACTCTACTACTGGTACAAAGCCCTGACCTGTGTGTGGATACCATTCAGAAGTAGTAGGGTCTACCTTAGTACCTCTCTCTGTTTCCACTGCAAAAGCAATTTCTTGTCTTGCTCCGACGTGTTCATTAGCCATTATTTTGAACTATTTAATTTATTTATTTCCTCTTCAGTCAACACCTTCCCCACACTGGGTACAAAGGCTTTAACCACTAATTTAGCTTTTACAGTCTCTACAGACTTCTTTGTTTTAGCCACGATTTATATTCTCCCTAATAACTAAAGTAATTGTTCTCTTATATAGATTTAATTCCGAATCATAATCGTCTACATAATTAGGATTCAGAGTCCAATCTACACCTAGTGTACTCATTAAAGTATAATCAAATAGATGTTCTTTGAGATAGTCCCAAGCCTCCCTAAGTCTTAACATAGTTTCCTCTATCTTCTCTTCTTCTGTTTGCTTATCAATAATTCCATAATTCACACACACACTTATATTTATATTGGTATCAAACTGTATGTTTCTATTGTCTATACTAACACCTTCTCCTGAATTGTCTAATATCACTACAAATGGATACCCGTCATCCTGAAACCAATTAGGATATGTATACACTCCCTTAAAAGAGGTCGTTCCTGTTCCGTCAGTAGAAGTCCAGCTATATCCACTGATTGTTGTTTTTAGTGTATTTATTACTGTTGATATATTCATTTAGTATATTCATTAAGTAAAAATGTCATTTTCTGAGGCATTATATCTCTATTGAACCTCTCTTCTATTGCACTAATCTGTCTAGGTCCCCCCTTTCTATACTTATCTGTACCTCTTTGTGCTATCTTTCTTGCTATTAAATATCCAGCACCCCTACTCATACCATGTAATTTAGCCCATTTCTCTAAAGGTT